AGTTATAGCATCTGCAGCTATTTCAGATGTAGCTATAGTACCACTTGAAGCAGAAGTTATCCTACCTTGAGCATCTACAGTTATATCTGTTGCAGTATAAGACCCTGCAGTAACAGCTGTATTTGCTAATTTAGCTGCTGTTACCTGATCGTCAGCAATGTGAGCTGTATCAATAGAGCCATCAGCATAATGTTCTGAATCTATAGCATCGTCTGCAATCTTAGCACCAGTAATAGCATCTGCAGCTATCTTAGCTGTAGTTACATTTAAGTCAGCTATATGAGCTGTGTCGATACTACCATCTGTGTAATGCTCAGAGTTGATAGCATCGTCAGCTATCTTGGCTCCTGTTATTGCATCAGCTGCTATCTTAGCTGTAGTAACATTTAAGTCAGCTATATGTGCTGTATCAATACTACCGTCTGTATAATGCTCAGAATCAATAGCGTCATCTGCTATCTTAGCACCTGTTATAGCATCTGCATTTATTTTAGCAGTCGTTACAGCACTATCAGCTATATCAGCTGTTGCTATAGTACCATCTGCTATCTTAGCACTGGTTATAATACCATCTTTTATATCAGCTGCTACTATAGTTTGGTTCTTCTCTTCTTGTATACCATAGAGAAGTTGTGTTTGGTTATTATTTAAGTCTCCTGCTTTAACGGATGAACCAGCTGCATAGGTAGCTTTAGCACTATCTACGTCTGTATCACGATAAATACGGATTGCGGATGGACTAGTTGGTATATTTCCAGAGGTGAATACTACATTACCACCACCTGTAGTAGTGTAGCTTGTTATATTATAATGAGTAGAAGTAGTTTTAATAACATTATCTACCTCTACTTTTATATCGGATTCCTGGTATGATGGAAACGAAAAAGCTTTAGTCGCATTCCCATCCCCAGTATAGTCTACGAAGGTTGTTGCCATAATTATTTAGGTATTGCGAGGATGTTCACAGTTTCTTGAGTCTTTCTCATTCTCCGTTTCTTCACTTCTAACTGTCTAGATCTGAGTTCTTGGATACGAGGATCAGACATGATTCTAGCCCAAGCAGTTTTACGTGCTTGTTGGAAGACCTGATCAATCTTCATATTATGATAGTAATCAGCAGCTTCATATTCGCCACGTTTTCCAGCATTTATATCATTATACATTCTTTGTAATGATGCTTGTGCTTTAGGATCTTGTGCTATCTTCTCTAGTTTACGCTCTAGATTTGTATCACCTATAGCTTTCTGGAACATAGATCTTATACGTGGATTGTCTGATAAGTTATCACCCATAGGTGAGAAGTATGTAGACATACGAACATCATATCCACTATTAAATAAGAACTGTCTTCCTTCACTATAATCTAGATTTAATGAAATAGGACTGAACATATTGAATGCTCTAGTCATAAAGTCATAGTCTCTAATAGGTTTACCATTTAGTAAATCATACTTAGTAGGTAAATCATCACCAGGTAAATATTCAGATGTAAGGTTTCTGTTACGGATAGAATCTCCAATACCAGAACCTAGCTCTTTCATATGTGGATTGATTAATTTACCTATCTCATTCCTTAATCCAGCTAGAGGTACCTGGTTATTCATAATACCAGCAAGTATTCTATTCTGTTGTCCAGGCTTACCTGCGACAAGATCTACTAATTGTTGTAGTCCACCAAAATAAGATTTACTTGTAATACCTTGAGCAACGACAAGAGATATTTTCATTAGTTGGTTTTCAGTCCACTCTTCACCCATTAACATACTAGCATCACCAACATCAGCTACGATAGACATAATCTGGTTGAATGGTTCTATTGAATCATAACCTACCCAAATACCACCTACTTTAAACTGTCTTGGTCTATAGCCAGCATCTATCCATGCTTGTCTCTTTTGTCTATCAACAGGACCATTTCCTGTTATATTACCAGACATCCAAGCCCATGATACCATACTGATTAAAGCTGTACCCATACCTAAACGACCAGTCTGCAATGCCTTAGCATTAGCTAACTCTACAGCATTAGTAATACCGTATTGAGCAACTTCATCTAGATTATTAGGTGTAGCTCTAGCTATATCATTAAATTCTTTAACTAAGAAATTGAAACCAGGTGTATGTTTAGCACTTAAATTAAGGCCACTTACACCAGTACGTGCGAATAGGAAGAATGGTTTAGCCCATGGATTAGCAGCAAAGACATCATTTAAGCCTTTAGCAAATCCAGTCATTTCAGTAGTTAAGGTAACTTCTTTACGAGCAAACTTAACTGCTTCATCTCTTACAACACCATCAGCATCCCAGATTTGATCATAGAAATCTTGTTCATAAGCTTGCATAAGTTCTCTATTGATTTCAGGAAGCCTTCCACCATTAGATTGAACTTCCATAACCTTACGCATAGCCTTTTCCCTTGCTTTAGCTCTACCTAATATATACCCAAAGGCATCATCAGTAGCAGCCATCACTTTAGGAGACCATGTTAGGAAGCTATTGTTATTCCAATTCCTAGCCATATTAGCAGCGGCAAACACAGCTCTATCACCAGCTGTAGCTCTACCACTCTCTTCTGCCCATCTTCTTAGTATTTCCCAGTTATCATCATCTCTTGTAAATTCAGTATAACGTGATTTAATAGTCGATATATCACCACTCCAGTAAGAGTTTAATCTTTCTTTAAATAAAGTAAATGATTCAGGAATAGCTTCCATCATAGCATTCATAGAAGCAAGACCAGCACGTATTGTAGCTGTATCTCCTTCGAATGGATACCTCATTGCAGCACCTAAAGTTGTAGCCATAGGTCTCATAAAGGTAGCTGATGCAGTACCCATCACAGCTCTAGCTGGTGTTTTAGGACCACTCAATATACTATTAGAGAACATATTACCTAACTGAGTTAGTAAAGCACCTGTTCGTTTAGGACCACCTTGATATAATGATCCTCCTCTTAACATAGCTTTAGCCCATTTATCCCAATCGTCTAGGTTTTGTACAGTCTTCATTCCTGACCAAACTTCAAATAAGGCATTTAATAACTTAGGATCAGCGTCGTCTCTGGCTATCTTTAAGATGGTCATCATCGCATCTTTAGTATCAGCCATTTCCTTTTCTAATGTCTGTTTTAAATACTGCCTTTTTTTACCAGCTCCAATCTGTCTGAAGTTATCTGATTTAATAATCCTAGCTTTACGGACTTCATTTAAGGCTACTAGCATAGTGTCTACGATCTGTGCAGCGGGTCCATCAATGTCCCCTAAATCAACCATGTTAGCTAATTCTCTACCTGCTATACCTCTATCTCTAATCTCATGTAATAATGAACCTACTACTAGATCCATTGCTACTATATTCTTACTTGTTAATGTTTCTATACTATCTATAAGTTCACCATCTGCGTTAGTTATTGAATAACTATCTTTATGTCTAAGTAATTCTTCAAGATACTCTTCAGCTGTTAATTCTGATGCTTCTCTACCTTGTGTTATACGTTGGTGAGCCATGATAACATCACCGTAAGCTTCAGCTACAGTTTGTCTACCAGCATCTAGATCTTCTTTAATTCTTCTAAATCTATCAGAACTAACTAGTTTTCTTAAATATGTTTCTGCTAAAGAGTTGTCTATAACTGCAGTTCTAGCTGCATTATCTATCTGAACAGGAGTTAATGAACTAGGTACAGAGCCTTCTTCAGCTCCCCATTCATTCCTCGTTCTAGACATAGTTTCTAATGGATCATCTACTTCAGATATTCTAGCACCTTGAGTAGGTTCAGCTGTAGGTCTGTTTTTAGCAGCTCTCCATGCTTCATCATTAGTTTCAACTGCGTTTCTTACTTCAGCTATTGCTTTCTCTGTATCTTGATTTGATATATTACCATTTCGTTTTTCAATTTGACTAACTACTTTACGAGAGCCTTTGCCCATTAAATAAAGCATTCCATCAAATGCAACGCCAATACCCATACCTTCTAGTATGTTCTTGGCTTTCATCACTACAGGGTGATCAGTATCTTTAGTTGTTAATGGAGTATCAAATTGTGGGAATCTTTTGTTTAGAGCTCCAAGTGCGTTATGTCCGTCAGACTCCTTAGAAATCAGATCGGACGCTCCACCTACTAGAGCAGCCTTACCTACTTGTGTAGCAGCCATACCAGTAAGTTGTAAACCAGTTCTAGCTAAGAAGTATTTACCTGCAGGTATGATAGCAGCAGCCATCGTACCGAAGTGTACAGTACCTCTAAGTAGTTTACCCCACCATGTTTTTGTTTCTATTGGATCATCATGATCTACAAATGGGTCCCATTCTGGTCTATAAAAACCTTTCTCTTTACGTTCTTTAGCTATCTCTCCACTGAGAGCATCTATAGTACGTTCAGGAAAAGTAGTTAAAGAAGAGGCGGTATCTTGGATACCACCTGATAGAATTGATTGACCTTCTTTTGCAAATGCTGCGACACCCCATTTTTCTTTCTCTCTAGGATCAGCGAGTTCAGCCGTAGCCTTCTCTTCAGTAGCTGCTTCTTGTTGTACAGCTTCCTCCCTAGCCTGATTTTGTTCATCTAATCTCTGTAAAAATTCACCTGTTGCATTTGCAGCAGCATCAATTTCATCAGAAGTATATAGATTTTCGGGATCTATTGGCATTTTAATTTACTTGTTCTGGTTCTGATAACAGCAGTCCTACTAAATATTTAGCAGACTCTGCTGATAACGTATCTAACTGTAACCAACGAGGTAAGTCTTGTTCTATTATCTCATTGAATCTGTCTTGTTCTTCTGGTGGTAAATTAACTAGTCTATTATAATCATAGAGTGTTGTAAATCTTTGATTACGTTGAGCAGTTGATCTTAGTTTATGTAAGAAGAATGCTTTCTGAGTATCTTCAGTCCAAGTTGCATTAAGGTTAGTACCATTATCAGCTAGTATTTGCATATATTCCCTTGGGTCTAAATTGTAAATACCAACATTAGTCCAACCTTCTTGAATAAGACTTAAAATATCAGCGTGAGTTATTTGATCTATAGGTAATCCTACAACATCTTCTATATTATGATACTCTCCTTGTGAATCTCTAATAGCTGTATAACCACCATTAGCATCAGCTATAGGTGAGATAGCTGCTTCTAACATCCAGTCTATATCATCATTCTCTAATGCTACTCTATATGTATGAGAAGCTCTAGGTTTAATTAATAGCTTTTGATGTCTTGGATTTAGATTCTTTTCTTCTGGTATTTCTATTTGACCTTCTTTAATACGACCTGTTTGCTGTAGTCTATTAAGCATTAAACGTTCTGGATGAATACCTATTTGTCTAGATATACTACGGTAATAAGCAGGTATATCTACCTGTCTACCTTTACGACTTAACTCAAAGTATCTACCAGCTTCTTTAAGATGTGGTTCTTCACCAACCCATGGATCTGGACTATTGACAAGGTTTCTATCCTTACCTATAGCTCTGACCATATTATTTATTTCAGTAGCTGGTCCTGGGTTAAATTCAGATTCAGCTCTAGTATCCCATTGATAGACACCAGGACTTACTTCTTTATATAATCCATCTCTAACAGCTTTCATCGCTTCTTTATGAGCATCTGCATCTGAACCACCATTCTCTCTAATACCTCTATATACAGCATCATATTCTTCTACAGCCTGTTCGTAGTTAGATACCCATTTAGGAGTCTTAGCTTTATTTATATCAGATTCTAATGTACGTGCTGTAACTTCAGCTTTAATAGCATTATCTCTTCTAGTTCTACCAGCTGTATCTAAACCATTACCAGTTGTAACTACTTGATGCCATTTCTTACGAAGTGCTGGATCAGTAAATCCACGTATATCTCCAGGGAAGATTTGTTGGTTTAGTACATAATGTCTCCAAGTAAGATTCTGATCTAACTCTTGGTCATCATGCATACCCTCATAAGGTAAGTTTTTTACAAGATCAGGTAGCTCTTCAGGATTTCTTATACCAAACTCCTTCATAAAGTTTAGTTGAATAGTTTGTACAGCTTGGAAAGTTATAGGTGCATCTTCTTTATCAAAAGATTCTAGGATTTCTTTAGCTCGTGCCTTCATAGCACCATCTCTCATATCCTTATCTTCTGTAGCCTCGTCACGTTCAGCTTTAGAAAGTGCTGTAAGTAATCTCCTTGAATCTTTTTTCCAATAGT